GAACAAAATGAACTTTAGCTATACTTCCAAACTTGGCTGGTAAAGAGTAAGCTCTCACAATATAATCTTCTTTAGTGACATTGCGTTGTTGAGCTTGGAAGTGAGCTAAAGCACTCTCTCGAACCTCTCTGACTGTTTGTCCAGCAGAACCACCCTTAGCTGGTTCTGGATTAGTGAAAGCGACCGAATCTTTAGCATTCTGTACTAGTGTGGGTGATAATAAACTGTCATTGATTTCAAAAGTAACACTTGATACATCAGTAATGGTTTCCGATTGTACATTGTCATCAAGACCACCACCAAAAGCATATTTTATACTTAGTGTTGTGCTAGAGGGAGCCAATCCAAATGTTCTTGTTTTGAGAAAATTACTAGGATCGAAAGCTGTTGTTAAATAACTAGGACTTCCAGGTAGACTTGAACCAACACTAGTTGGGTTTGGTATTACCTCTTCATCAGGATTATCAGATACACCAGCTCCAAATCTTAAAACTATCTTGTCATTCTCGTCAATAAAGGTTGTGAATCTACGAGCTGTTTTCTTTAATTTTAAAATATAGGGAGCAGTTTGACCATCAATGGCTGATATAGGATCGTTTGTAGTGTTGTTTTCCATCTCATCAAAAACCGTGTCTCTGGCTAATGAATCGACCTCATACCACAAATTACCATCACTATCTGTACAAGATATTATTTCTATCACATCTTCATTTGATAATTTCAACTGTGAATATTTTTCAGGTGAACCAAAATCAAAATACTCTGTGACTATTGTACCACTTTGTGCTTTTACTTGTTTTTTTAATAAAAATTTTGTAGGAACTCCACTATCAGTTTCAAAAATTGACACTTCCATTTTATTTGAGATATCCTCTGATTTAAAGTTAACATCCTCTAAAGTACGAAAAGTAGTTCCATTACTAGTGGCTACAATAGTACTGCCCGCTTTTATTGTTAAACCATACCTTAAATCTGCACTATCATTTAAAGCCGGTACTGTTTGGAAAACATCTAAAACCACATCAGCGGCTGAAGTCACTCTTGGAGTATATCCAAATGACTGAGCTATATTATATACATTTCTTTTCTCTTCTGCATATGCCAATAACGATTCTTTAAATTGAGAATCTATATAATAAGAAAGAACATCACCTACATAAGCTGCCATTTCAATAAACATCATACCAGGTGAAGCTTCGTTGAAATCGTTGTATGTATTTGGAAAATATTGTTTAGCAAACTCAATCAAATTATTTCTAAAATCATTAAAATCTTTATTTAAATAATTTACTGTTTTTACTACATTCTTTTTTACTGTTGTACGAGCCATTTTATTTTCCTATTAATAAGTTGTAGCGGTATAGCTTGAGTCTAATGTAATTGAATTTAAAGTTTCAGGATCTAAAGTGGTGGAATAGGTTATTTTTACAAACACCTTATTTTGTTCAGCCTCATCGGTCAACGTGTCTACGGTTTGTATGTCAATATAGGGTAACCATTTCTCTACTGACATTCTGACATCTTCCTCTATTTTTTCAGGTAGATTGTTATCATTCGGTTCAAAACAAAGAGCTCGTAAATTACTACCGAATTCAGGTTGACCTACTCTCTCACCAACATGAGTCAATAATAAATTTTTTAAATTATGTCTAGATTGTTCCAATGAATTTTTTGTAAGAGCAAAATCATTGTTGTTATCGCTTCTCAATGGAAAAGATAATCCCACATAAGTTCTTGGATTTAAATCTATCTCTCTGGCACTTTCAGGCATTTTTTATTTCCCCTTTTTCTTATCTATGGCTTTCATTAATCCACTATAATCTCTTGTTAATGCGTTTGTCAAATGTTCTGGTACTTGGTCAACTCTGACTCCAGCTTTCTGTATAGTGTCAACTGCTACCATATCTCTTTTCATATCTTCTGATTTTCCATATCCCATCATTTCAGACATTCTTGAAGTATCAAAAGCCCCACCACCTAAAGTTGGATATTCATCAGTTTGTTTTTGTGATTTACTCAATCCAACAGTTTCATTTAGAACATCATTTAAACTTTTATTTTTAGTGTATTGGATTTCTTCTTTTGGTTCTAAAACTTCTGGAATAATATCGGCTAATTTATCTGAAGTTTGTTCTTTTATAAATATCTTTTTAACTTCTTTTTTTACTTCTTTACGAACTACTTCTGTTATTATTTTCATAAACTGTTTTTTATTCATGATTACTCCTATTTTTAATATCTTCTTGGCCCAACATTACGTTCACCACTTTCATCTCTTTTTGATGGTCTTTCTATATTATCAGAGTCAAATTTACCGTCTGATGTTTTCGTTGGTGAGCCAGCTCCACTATCTTCAGCACTACTCTGTAATGTTTTCTTTTTCTTTTTACCACTACCAGTTGAAAATTCTGGTATTTTGAAATTTGGATTGGCTATCATTATTTGTTTATTCAAATATTTTTCATTGGCCACCACATCTATTATATTTGGCACTCGTTTTGCTACAATTGTAGCTATGTCTTTAGCGGCTATCACGAGAGTAGCTGGATTAGTTGCTTTACCTATAGCTCCAAACCCTTCCTTGAGAGTCAACATTACATCCTTCATTAATTGATTGATAACCTCACTATTTAATGTTGGTATAAATTGTGACCTCGGATCTCCCATCTTAATGGTATTACCACTTTTAGCATGTATAAAAATCTCATCACCTTGTAAAATTAGATTTTGGGAAGCTCTCACATTAAAATTTCCATCTTTACTATTTAAAAATATTTTGTCTGAATTCATCACGATACTATTTCCTTTTACAGACTCGGCTGGGAACTTATTTCTAGCTCCTAAACCATCAAGTTCTATAGTCTCATCTGTAGATAAATATATAGAACTTTTATCTTCGTTAATATTTTCTTCTACGACAGCTCCAAAATCTTCTGGTGGTTCTTGTTGACCAGCTCGTATTCTTATATTGGGTGATTGGTTTTTCACATTAGAACCAAATTTTATGGTATTACCAAACCTACCCTCATAAACTATATCACCTTCATTAACTCTTACTTTTCTAATATCTTGTCTTTTAAAAGTCTCACCGTATTTAGTATTTTGTACATAACCAGTCGAAACACCAGGTATAGAATTTTCATTTACATTATTTTTTCTATTGATTATACTTGTATAATAATGTTGTTCGTTGTACTCCACCACGACAACGTGTTCTCCCACTAATGGTATATTTGTTATATTGGCCATTAATGGTAAAACTATACCACCCATTATTTCTTGGTCAGGATTGTCTATGAAAGTCCCCAACACAGCTCCATGATTTAGAGTTTCATTTAAAATAACACTTTCAACTTCGAGAGCCTCAGTTTCATAAAAATCATATTGGGAGGCATTTACAATCCTTTTTATATAAGAACTAATTTGAGTTGGTGTAGCTAAACGATCTAAAGGTATCGATGTATTAACATCTACATTTCTCTTCACTCTCCTACTCATCTAATTTACCTTTGTACTCTTTTCAATTTTATTGTGTATATTATCTGATTCTATTTGAATGTCTTTAATGGTATCCTCTATACCAGAGAGTAATTGTGTTTTTTCTTCCTCTGATAAACCATACTCATCTTCAGAACCAGCTTTACTTTCGGCAGATATCAACCTCTGTACTATACCAGCCATCTTTACAAGTTGGTCATCATTTTTTACATTGATTTCAAGATACTCTTTTATCATTGGAACTATTTGTACGGCAGTATCACCGTCTTTGATGAATTGAACTAACTCTTTTGTCAATACATCAAGTTGTTTTCTGTTATATTCTGTATTTTTGTAAATATCCTCAAAGAGAGATGATAAAGATTTCCCCTCAAAAATTTCGTAGTCTATACTCATGATTTACCTAAACGTTAGTCATATATAAATAGTTTACAACCTAAAAATGATAATATATAAATATATATCAAAATTTATTATTCCTATTATAAATAATTATTAATGAGGGTATTTTTTTACTCTCATATTTCTAACTAACGGAGGATAACCATGAAGGAAATAATAACAATGGTAAAAGGATATGTTGATGATTTAGCTCATCTACTCATGTCCTTTGTAGCAATAGGTGCTGTTTCTGAAGTAATCTTTGGAACTGGTATCTTTGGCGTCAACGTTATTGGTAACCTGACATCAATCATAAATAAGTTTGGCGAATCTGGTTTCGCTGGACTCGTCGCCTTATTGGTGTTGGTGGGTTTATTTCGTAAGTAGGTACGGAATAGTTTAATAGTCCTACACTATTAAACCACAAAAGGGGAAAGTCTTAATTGGTTTTCCCCTTTTTATTTTGTGGAGCTGACAGGACTCGAACCTGCGACCTCCTCCGTGCAAGGGAGGCGTTCTCCCAACTGAACTACAGCCCCATA